AAATACATCATTAACTTCTAAACCGTGCGCAAAATTAAAGTTTAAACGTGTCTGTGTTCCGTCTTCAACTGCTTCAGGTACATTGTTAGTGCCTTCGACTTTTACAACGTCCCATGTGTCTTGTTTATTTTTACCAATCCAGATATAATCATTTAATTCTAAAAGTGTAGGATCAAGTGTAGCAAGATCCGAGTAGGAGGCTATTTCAAACTTTACATCTTCACTGTGTACATATCCAGCAGTTTCAATAATTTCTGCAGGTGACGTAGCATGAACAGGGAATACATTATTTGGATCATAATTTTCTTGTGATAGATACACATCGTTTACAGGCTGCCTATAAATTAAATCTAAACTTGTTCCAGTTGCAGTGTTAACAAGTTCAATGGGCTGCGGTGATAACATAAATTTAGTTTCATCTAAAATAAATTCATTTTCTTTTATACCGTCAATTGCGCCATATGTGCCTGTACGGAATGCCCATTCTTCATAAAATTCTAAACTATTTGTACTGTGACTTAGACTATCAAATAATTTTGTTAAACTATTTAATGATCCTTTTTCTTTAATATACCCTTGATAAAACTTATATTGACTTACATCATCTTTTAGAATATTTTGTAAGTAATCTCTTTTTTGATATCCAATTAAATGCTGTGCAAGTTGTTGTTGCGAAATATCAAAATTATCAGTATCTAAATCATAATAGTCAGCAAATTGATTAGCCTTATATTCAAAGTTAGGCATCATACCAGCTTCTGGTTTTTCGATTAACCTTTGCCAAACATTATAATCGAACTTTGTAGTGCCTGGTACATGAGTACTGGATACATAATAGAATTCTTTGTATTTTACAATAGTACCTATAACATAATCAGTATTAGGTTCCCAATTGTAACAAATAGGATCGTCAATAATAAACCCTGGAACGTTTGTGCTTCCGTCCCAATCAGCTGATCTATAACCTAAAACTTTGATACGCTCTTGTCTATATCCCGAACTTGGGTTATAAATTACATCTTGGAATATAGTTTCATTATCTATTGTAATGACATGTTCTTTTTGTGTTAAAGGTAGTTTAGCAAGGAAAATACCTTCTATAGTATTTTTTGGTTGTAAAATAAATTCTTTTTCAACTCTACTATACGATAAATTTGCAGGATTAATAGGTCGTCCGTTACTATTTAATGGAGTAGTTGAATACAATTCATTAAAAATATTGTCGACAATATGTTCTTCTCTAAAGAACTTTAGTGTTTCTGCTCCTGGACTTAATGTAATCACACTATTTTCTTGCCAGTTCTGTGTAGTCCAGAACAAAAAGTCCTTCATACTCATGCGCCAGTTTTGAACAGTTTCGGTTTCAGGTTTAAAAGACTCAAATATAAATCCAGCTTTACGTAATGCATAATCGTAACCATTTATAAAATCAATTACTTCTTGTATTGTTTGAAATGTTGTTCCGTAATCTACATAAGATGGATGAGTTTTATAATTGCTTGCTATTGTTACACTAGTGCCGCCAACTATAGGTACATCTTTTACAATCACATATAAAGTTGCATCAAATGTTTCACCCGATACATGGTCAGCTTTTGCTCTATAAAATCTACCTTCGTATCTAAGAAGGTTACCTTGAAGATAAGTTTTACCTTCGCCCCATTCAACAAAGTCCTCGCTAGTTCCGCCTTCACTAAGTGTTATATCCTTACTACTTGCTATCGGATCGTATATTGTAAATACAGGATTAAATCTATCATAACCTCTTACAACATACCCTGCTTGTTGTTTTTCAATTATTATACCGCTATATGTTGCAATATCAAATGCAGTGCTTTTGTTTAAGTGTAAGCTATAATTTTCTGCTGGTACAAATACATTACCTTCGTTTAGTGGATTACGAGAATCAAGTATTAAGTTAAATTTTTCTTTATTAGTAAAACCTGCAACACGCAATCCAAGTTTATTTGTCAAACCCGTTAATGTTTTTTGATATGAAGCATAAGATGTGTTAACATCATTATGTATTAAGTTAGAAACAAAGTTTATTAATCCTGCTGTTTGTACTCGTGTTGCATCATTTGTAGAATTAGGAAATACTATATTATTTAATTGTATACGTTTATTTGTATCTCCGTAAACAAGTTGTCCAGCAAAGTTTCTAGAGATACGACTTCTATCAAACCCTACACCAAACATAAACGCAGGTCTATTTATAAGTAAACTCTTAATTAAAGCAAATGGATAATCACTGCTTTTTCTCCAAGCATTTTCCACAGGAGCCATATCACCAAATTTAAATTTAGATTTAATTGCAGCATTACTAAAGTCTCTAATATAACCACTGTTTAAAGGATTCTGTACTAATCCTTGTGAACTAGAAGGCGGAAACGATGCTAGTCCCGGTCTAGCAAACTTTTCTCTAACTACTAAAGGCTTTCCAGGTTCTCTTACAAACCCTTTTTCTAAATCTGACCACATAGGAATATTATCAGTTGTATATGGCGCAGGTCCGTAAACTTTATTCCACCATGCTGGCTTAATTGAATATCCTAAGACTTCCCAAGGATGTGTATGTGGGCGATCAGTATCAAATGCATCTTTGTAAATACCTCTCCAAAATCCTGCTAAAGGTTTTTGACTAGGCGTTGTACTTGCAAAATAATTAAATGTTAGCGGATTTGCGCTACTATAAAAATTATTATCTGTGTAATCTGGGTTGCCAACTAAGTTAAGCCAATCAATAAAATCGTCTACATATGCATTGTCTATTTGCTGATGGCTAAATTTTGTTTTTCTAAACTCGCCGCCTACATAATCATATATGTTAAAAATATCTTCATCATATTTTACTTTAATATTATTATAGATACGCATTTCAAGTTCGAGCAACAAGTCATCTCTAAAATCATTATAGCCTATTCTTAAACTACCGTCATGTCCTTGCACAACAGTTTGCGGTTCTAAGTAAGTATTGTCAATGTAAACACTAGGTACATATGCAGGATACAATCCTAATTTAGTAGGAGTAGGTGGTATGTATGACCCATCTGTATTGCTATACTCACAAATTGTTATTATATCCTCGTAGGCTACAATATAATCTTCTGATAATACAACAAAGCCATCTTCGTTAAAAGTATAATCTTGTTGATGTGCTATTTGCATATCGTTGTGATAAACGTTTACACTTCTTATAGATAGCTCATCTAAATTAAAATTTGTTGCTAGTGGATAAAATCTATTATTTTCATCAAATACTTCGTGTTCAGTTGAAACACATAAGCCATATGCTAACATATCACTAAAATAGAAAGGCATACTATTGTTTTTGTTTAAGTTTATACGTTCTAGTACTTTATCTACATGGGTTTTTACATCTCCATCAAACCCTAAATCGTTAGCAACGTCTAAAAATTCTCTTTTAAACTTACCGTATTCTCTTTTATTGTATTCTATTGCTTTTATTATATTTGCATTTTCGTCGTTTAAATGAAAATTTGCAAAGTTTAAAGGAGCACTATGTTGTACAAAACGTTTTCCGTGTTTAGCAACAAATCCTTTATCTCTTAATTTACTAACACCAGGAAATGCGCCTGGTAAATTAAGTTCTTCGATTACTGTAGATACATGATCAATCATTTCTCCAAATGTAAATGATTCAATATCTTGGTTATCGGGGTTGTTAGTTAAATTTATAGGTGTTTCGTAATGTCCATTATCATTTTTTGCAACACTACTATGAGTTTTTAATAAAACTATATCCTTTTCTTTAGAAGGAGTATTAAGAACTACATTAGCAACACCATTTATATTTGTAATTGTATAATCTGTTGTAAGAGAATTATTTATAAACACTCTTATCCATAGGTCATCTACACTTGCACTATTATCATAGACATTAATAGGAAACACAGTTTGGGCATCTTCAGCAATAACTTGATTAATAACAGGTTGTCTACTTAAATATGGTGCTTTAGTCCAAGCATTTATATATTCAAATGTATCAATGTCAGAATACTTCTTAATTAAAAGCTGATCTACGTTAACTTGTTGCCTTGTATTATTAATTGTATACTCTAAAATATCCGAAAGTAAATTAAAATTAAATTCTATATCACCTATGTTTTCAATACTTCTATAAGATAAACTAAATCCTAATTCAGGATCAACTGCACCTGTGCCTTTTTGATAAGAAAGTATCTTTGTACCTATTTGACTAACACTTTCTAATGTCTGTGTGCTTATACCATCTTGGGTGAACAGTTCAAAGAATGGTTCCTGGTTTACTTGTGTTTTTCTTTGTGCTTCTTCCCAAGCTGTGCCAGTATAATAAAGTATTTTACCTTGAAAATTGACACCGTTCTTTACTAAAAGGTTTTGATTTATAATAGGATCAGTATCTTCAGTTTCTTGCAATGTTAACTGGCTGTTGTTTATGAAACGAATTTTTTTAACTTCATATATTTTATTTTTTACTAGTACATCTGTATCTGCTGTAAACAAAATACGCATGCCTGGAACAATATCAATACCGTCAATATTATAAGTTTCTTTGCCTTCAATAATACTAAAAACATCTGTTGTAATGTTGTCAACTAAGTCTACATCTTTTTTTGTAGATGTTCCAAAATTCGATAATTTTAAATTTGCAGCAAATTCTATAATAGGTTTTTTTGCTTTTAGATCTTCATTTATAACTACTGCTTGATTGTTAGCAGCAGCAGCAGTTTCTATTACACTTTTATGAAACCATTTGTTTGACCGTGTCCAATAGTTTTTATCTTTACTTGCTCTATTCGAAACAATATAATCTTTTGTACCAGCATAACCACTAGCATCATCAAATGGTAGTCTATCAAAACGTTCACTGTCAAACGGTATGTTTAAATTATCATTATAAACTGTTGGAATGTATAATTCTGCTTCCGGTATAAGTTCAATTTTATTACCAACACCTTCAACATACCATTCACCTGTTGCATATTCTGCTGGAACAACGTCACCAACAAACCGTACTTTCATGCCATTAGATAATTCAATACCATTTCCACTTGTATAAGTTTTCTTTCCAATAACTTCTTCATCAATATTAATATTAGCTGCATCTTCTACGTTAAGGATTTTAAATATACCACTTTGATTTATATCGTTTGAATTTACATAATATAATACTTCAGGTGCATTTGTCGGAACTTTGATTGTAAGAGTTTGTGTTCCGTCATCATGTATTACATTTGTTACACCATCATAAAAAGTAAACTCTTCAGTGCCCGGTCTCTGTGTTCTAATTTGCATAGGCATACCAGGAGCATCAATTTCAAATATATATGTTTGTCCTCTTAATAGTTTAATATCAGGATTACTAGTTAATCCGTTGGGGTTAAACACATATGAAAAATTATCAACATTGTCTTTTCTTGTTACAGTATATGTACTAGTGGTATCTAAGCTGTTACCTGCAATTGGAATTGTTTGTGGACCGTAAGGTAACCAATAGTATTCTCTATAATTTGTAAATTTATCAAAGTCAATATGCGGTTCTAAACTATAATATTCTTGTTCATTTATATTTGAATGATTACTAACAGTACCTTTTAAATTTTTAATTTGATTAATATAATCAACATAATCTTTATAAAAATTTACATTTTGTAATTCGTCAACACTTATAGTTGCAGGTCCAAACTGATAATTATTCCTTGCACTATTTGTTTCTGATGCATAGTTATCTGTAGTTGTATATGCCTTTGCAGTTTTTAAGCCAAAGTACGCATTAATTTTTTCAGCAGTACCTTGTTGAATTAATTGATCTACAGTTGCAGATAAAAACTTCTTGTTTGGAAGCGTTCTAAAATACTTAGGAATAAATTTATCTGATTTATTTTTATCATCACTGATTGGATATTCGTTTTGATTATTATCCATTTTTTATTCATAGCCTCCGGCATTAAAATCTGTTACTGAACTTTGAATACCTATTGTAGAGCTTGTATCGCTTGTTACAATATTACCCGATGCTTTCAGTCTTGTTGCTGTGATAGCAGATATTACTTCTACATCATCAACTCCTGCTGCACTTACAAAAATTTCATCATCTTCTGCCTTTATTTCAAATAAACTACCAAATGTCTGGTTTACATTTTCTGGCACAATAACAAATGTTTTCAAATTAGGTGCCATTTTTGTAGTTACATATGCAGCCAATTCTTGGAAATAAAATGTATCACCAAATTCCCAATTCTCTAAAGCAAAAAATTGATTTATATATGTTATTACATCTGCCTTTAGCTGGTTGTCTGTAATTACAATATCTTCATTTTTTACTATTTTAAATTTTGCTTGCAACTCTGATGCTGCCTTTGATCCAAATAATGGTTTATATTTTACTGGATGATAAATTACCTCATCACTAATAGATTTTTGTGCATTAATAGTTTGTCCAAAGTTTAAAAACATTTGATCTGAACTTAAAGGCAACGGTGCTCTTGGTAGCACACCATTTAGGTACTGTCTATACTCTGTATCATATGTTTTAGTAAGCAAGTACGTCTCGATAATATTAGTGCTGCTAGGATCTATTCTGTAGTTTTCATCTGCATTATGTATATATTGGAATTTAATGTTTGCTCTTCCAACATACGATTTGTAGTCGTTAGTAATTTGTAAAACTCCGTTTTCTAACTTATAGAATGTGTTAGTACTTGTTACATAAAATACATCGCCTTCGGTATATCCGCTTACTGCAAAGTCTAGACTGTTTACTTTGTACACATCTGCACCGTCTGTGTATCTATAATCTTCTACAGACTGAGTAGGATTATATTTTTTCAACATTATAATTTTTTTCGCTTCGTTAATTTCCGGTAGCACTATTTGTTCAAATATATCAGGATCATCTACAACCCCGTCATCATCGTTATCAAAGAAATTAACTTCTATTTTTTTACTACTTACATACCCTTCACTGTCTCTAAAAGATTCTGAAATTTCCCAATCAAAGTCTATTGTAAATGGCGTTAGTTCCTGAATGTCTAACTTAGTATTAATATTTAAAACTCTTATCGTGTCAATAAGTGTTTTGCCTGTTTTGTTATTATAGATTTTATCTCTTCCGTCAAAGAAAAATCTAACTTCTTCATCAGATTCAAATACATAACGCATTGACTTTGTTGTAATTGTATAGGTTTCGCCATTTGTTTCAAACAACAATAACCAACTTGCATCTAAACTTTGGTTAGCAGCATCGCCTGCTCTTCCTAATCCAAACTCAGAATTAAAATTAACATTATCTTCTGTAATAATTTTCCAACGTTCTGTTAGATAATCATAACGTAGTGCAAATGTTTTGTAAGTAAACATTCTATCAATCATTTGTGATTTTATATCAGCACTTAAAACTGTAGTTAGCGCAGGAATAATTTCTTTAATTTTTGGTTTTGCAGCATCTAATGAAGGAATGTTATCATTAAAAACTATCTCACCAGTACCGCTGCCGTCATTTGTTATGCTTACTACTTTTGTCCAAATATAATCAACTTGGCCAGCATGTGGTTGAGACGTTGTAGACATTAGTGCATTATTTTTATCTTTCATAAAATGAAAGCCACTTGGTGGAACAAATTTTACCATTGATCCAACTGTTAGGTATTTTAAACTTGTGCTTGTAAAACCTCCTGTTTTTAGTGCTAAACCTTCTAAGTCACCGTCACTAAATGTACCGCTACTTTCATTAGTTCCGCTAGTAGCTTGTGTCCATTCATAATTGTTTAGACTAAAATCAATACGTGTAAATTTATCATAGTAAAAATTTCTTAATTGTTTTTTTGCAAGTATAGGTTGAACTGTGTTTAGTATTATATTTTCAATATCATTTCTTGTTGTAAAGGAAACACCCTGTGTATCGTTGTAATATTCTTTATATAATATTCCGTCATTGCCATATATATTCGTTTTACTATATTTTCCAGTTGCATCTATTAAATCAAAATATCTACTAATACCGCTAGACGTTCTGTTTACACTTTTTGTTTTAATAATTTCTTGACTTGTTGTTGCAGGAACAATATTATAATCTTCAGCAGTTACCATTCTGTTTTGTGTATAGTAAACAGCTGGAGCATTTAATTTAATATTTTCATTTGTTTCAGATGCCGAACTATTAAGTACAGTATATTTTAAACTAAGTTCGAAAGTAAGTGTTTCTTCAATACCTTGCCCTGAAAGGTAGTCTACATCAATTGTAATTTTTTGCATACTAGAAGGTGTAATATTCAAAGAAGTATTTGCGCTAGTTCTAAAATATGTTTTGAAGGTTCCTTGTGGTAAGTTGCCAAATACACCATCACTAAACATAAGATCAATTCTATCATCTAACCTTGTTACAATGCTGTATATATTTTTTGTTGTGCTAGACAAACTGTTATAAACTACATTAGATCCTTTTGCACTATCTACTTTGTCCCATAAATCTGTTTCAAATCCTGCTGTATTCAGTTGATATAGCCAAACATCAGTATTATTAATATTAGGACTATCTATACTAATTGCTTGATTTGTAGAAGGTGTGTCAATAGTGAATGTTCCGTCTTCTAGTAAACCTTGTCTAAAATGTAAAAAGAATCCGGTGTTTGAACTACCAAATCCTTTGTTATCATCTCTAAACAAAAATCCTAAATTATTACCTGCTAACGGTGGCTCTTCTAATATTTCATTACCACTTACTTCAGCAGACACAACTTCAAATGGAACGTTCTTACCGTCTATAACTTTTGAAAATCTATAAATTGGCAAGTCAGTTGACGCACCGTTAACTTTATATTGCTGACTAGGTATATTGTTTACAGCAGCAGATTGTATAGGACGTCCAAATTTGTTTGTTACAGGTAATGCTGCATTTAAAACTTTTGTAAACTGCTCGTACCAATCAGGATTTGTGTTGTCATTCCATAGAATACTTTGACGGCTAATGTTTGAACCGTTAGCATCGATTACATCTTCAGTTGTTTTAATTGACTCAACTTTAAGTAGACCATGAGCAGGTAAATTACGTTTTGCATTATAACTTAATAATCTAGCTAGGCGCAGTATACTTTCTCTACGTTCTGCTAGTTCTAAGAAGTTTTCTCTTGCATTTAAGTCAATACGGAACGAAAGGTTTTGACCCAAAAAACAAATCATATCAATAAGTGCAAGGTACTCCGAAGACTCAATATAATCGTTAAAATCCTCAGGATAATTCTCTCTAAGGTAATTTATTAAAGTACGTCTTAAATTATCAAAATCGTAACTTTTAAAGTCTGCATTGCGGAATGACTGGTAAATTCTTTTCCAATCTTCGGCAACTAAAAGTCTATTTTGTCTATCGGTTGATGACATTTTCGTTCCTTATTTTATCTACTAATATTTATCGTAAGCTGTTAAGTGCTATTATATTAATCCGTTGTTTTGATCAAAAGAAAAGCGCAAAGATTCAGTAATATTGTAAGGCAAATATGTAAGTGTAGCTTCAATTTGTAATCCGTTTTCGTACTCAGTAACAATAACTTCGTTTATAGATACTCTAGTTTCTGTTTGCAATACTCTGTTTACATCTGATATCACAGCTTGTTTTAGTTGTTCTGTTAATGGCTCAAATAATATGTCCCATATTATTGTACCAAAATCAGGATCACTTAATTTTTCACCTTTTCGTATATGAAAATGATTTATGATGTCCTGTTTAATTAAAGCAATATCATACAACTTGTAACTTTTATTATCAGGATTAGCTGTACTAAACCCTTTATACCAAGTTTGTATAGCTTTGTCCTCTGTGACGGTTTTTTTAATCTTTACTTTTTTGTATAATTCTTTTTGTGCCATTTTATTTCCTTACACTGTACTATCTTCGCCGCCAGTATTTTCAATAGTTGAACCGTCTATCGGTACATCTAACTCAGCAGGTATTGCCCAATTGCGCCTAATTGTTAAAGTATACTGACTGTTTGACTCGAACCTATAATTACTTATTTTTGCATTATCACCTTGGTTTCCACCTAATACTTTAAAACGTTTATTTTTTGTATCAACTTCCCATACAAACCCTACATGGCCCCCGCCTCTAGTTTTTGATTTAAATACTACGACATCTCCTTTGCGTATTTGAGATGTATCACGCCATCCAACCTCTGCACCGTAATTTTTGTACGCTTGTGAACTCATTGATTTAAGTCCACCAATTCCAGCTTCATCTAAAGCCCAACTTACATACGCTGCGCACCATGCATAAGCCATAGCACTACTATCTCTATCATAAGATTGATTACAAACTCTATATGTTTGTAATATTCTAGGATTACCCGGATTGCCTTTTTCTGTCCAGTCTTGTGATAAGCAATTTTGTAGTAACGCAACTAATCGTTCGTAACCAGGATTTTGAGGTACAGGTCCTGTAACTTCAGCTCCGGAAATAGTACCTTGTTCCTGCCCCGGTATGCCGCCTGATTGAGTATCTTGTCTACCACTTTGATTACTGTAAGATAAAAATTGTTGATTAGATACTACATCGCCTTCTAAGTCTTGCTCAAATGGATCATCAGAAGCAAACCGCTGACTTTCCAAATCAGGAATTTCATCTGTATATATTGGAATGTTCGGACTAATAACTTCACTTGCTGGAATTACTACATTACACATTATCCAAATCCTCTATTATTTGTTGGTGCATTATACCAAGTATCATCTGCATCTACAACACCTGCAAATTGTCTGTCTTTACTAATGCCTAAATTATAACCACCTTCTGTACCTGCAATACAAAGTCTCATATTACCTAGAACGCCGCGGCCTTTATCTTTATATCTATCTTTTAAATAGGCTGCACAGACATCACAAGACAATTTAAAGTCTGTAAGTAATAATCCAGGATCAACTATAATATCAACACCAAACGGATTATCGTCTGTAATTGGTGCGTTTGTCAATCCTGCAAGTTTTCCGTAACGCTCGTAATTTCCTTTACCAGTTAACTGAATAAGTCCTCTACCAATGTAGTTTCCTCCATCACCAGCTGCGTCATTGCCCATGCCCGGTCCTATTCTACTTTGATAACCGTATACTAATTCAAAAAATTGAAACTTGTCTGCCTTTATAGATGTAAGTTGTGAATCACTTACAGTTCTTGCAGCACTAAAAATAGATCTAATTCTATCGTTACTTGTTCCTCCATAACTAGATTCTTCAGTAGCATTAATCTTACTTTCTGTATTAGCACAAACAATAGCTGCTTTTACAAATTCATCGTTAAATCCTGCAATAGTTCTTAAAGAATTTGCAAAAATTCTTGCACGCTCTTTTTTATCTGATATTTCTTCAGGAGTTCCGGTAGGAATTTGTGTTCCCCCTAGTGTAGGTGAACTTGTTACACCTCCTGGTGTGTTACTTGCAGCTATAGATCCGTTAGGTGCTACAGTGCCAAATGTGTTTGCTGCTGTTCCAGTAGGTGCATTTGTTCCAGTAACATTGCTATTTCTTAAAAACGTATCTGGACGCTCAGGAGCATAACTGTCAGTTGATGCTTGTCCGGCTTCTGTTTTCTCAGGAGTGTATGCAGTTGGATTATAATTTTCGTGTTCGTACCACGGTTCGTGATTTGGTCTACGTGTAGTTTGTAATGCTTGTGTAGGTGGAACTGGAAGCACTGGATTAGCAGCATCTGATACTTCTGCGTCTGCTGCTATTGCTGCTGTTGCTGCTACTGGTCCATTTAAATGTATTTCAGCGCCTGTTTGAGTTATATTAGAACTTGCATTTAGATCTAACCCGCCGCCTGCTGCTGTTACTAACGCTGCTGTTCCTGCATGTATATCTGTTTGTTCTCCAGATGATAATTTAGTGTTAGTTGCAGACTTTACATCAATTGCAGCATCAGAGTTTACAATTAAGTTACCTACGGCTTTTATATGATTATCTCCGTCAGTAGTAATTTTTAATCCTGCACAAGCATCTATATTCATGTTACTAGTTGTACCTAAAAATAAATTGCCACTACTTTGCATAGTCATTTCGTCTTGTGCTAAAATAGTTGTACTTGCTTCACTATATAAAGATACTGTGCTTTGTGCATTTGCGTTGAAACTTGTACCTGCACTAAATGCTGTATGTGTGCCTGTTTTAATATTACGTTGATCACCTGCTGATTCGTTATGATTTCTTCCTACAACAGTATTTAGATCTCGTATTGCTGTAAAGTTAATATCTCTATCTGCTGTAAAATTTAAATCTTGAGAGCTATGAATACTAATACTATCTTTTGCATAGATATCAATTTTTCCGTTTGCTGTTAATTCAATCCAACTATCACCACTACCGTGCGATATATAAATTAAATCTTCTGTATTGTGCAATAAAATTTGATGCCCTGTCCTTGTTCTAATTCTAGTAAGTTCGTTTGCAGGTAAAGTCTTATCCCCGCCTGATTCGCCAGCACGTTGATTGGTATACTCCATAGGCGTATCTTTAGCCGGTCCTCTACGTAACTGGGTTTCGTCACCGTCGTCCATTACAAAACTAGAACCGCCTAAACGATTTACAGGTATTGTAGCCTTGTGGTCTTTATCGCCGTATCTAACCTTAGGAGCGCTAGGACGTTTATCTAAAGGTCCAGGAGTATTCCATCCATACACATTTGAAATAGCACCACGCCTAGCTGATGTTGAAGATAGTCCTCTAGTTTCGTCTTTATCTAATCCTTGATTAAACATTCGATTTGCATAATCTACATTTATAGGTTTATTAAATGCTGTTGGATGGTCTCCTCTTGTTTCCAGTAGCTTGTTAAATTCTCCTACTGGAAGTTTATCTCCTACAGTATTATAACCGGTTGTTGCCCTACCGTCAGGAACCATAAAATTCATATGTGTATCTTGCACACATCCTATCCAGAAACCTTGATTCAATTTACCTTCTGCAAAAATAACTAATACCTTTGTTCCTATATCAGGCGGAACTGCCCAAAAGCCATAGCTTTTTTGTGTTGCATTGTATTGATCTTTTTTACCACTTCCGGCAAGCGGAGTAACTCCGTAAAACGGACTTAAATATTTTACAGTAACTATCTGTCCTGATTTTTCAGGGCTATTGCCAGCAGAACTACTTTTTAAAAGTTCAACTTCTAAACCGCCACCGTAATATGGATCAAGATGACTTACAATTAATGCTTCATAAGGACCAGCACTATCCAATTTTTCTGATGCTAAATTTTTATTACTACGCCTATCTTTCATTAGAATCCTCTTATAATGCCACGTTTGAGATCAGCTAATCTGTTATTTGTATTTTCTGTTCTTTGTGCTTTAATTTTCAGTACTTGTTCTTTAATTGTAGGATTATCCTGTGCAGTTGCTGCCGCTTGTGTTCCAGATGCATTTCCTGTATTGTCTAGAACACTATTTGCACCATCATATTGTTTTGCTGAACTTTGTCCTGTAGAAGTGCCTTCTTGATTTATCCTACGAATACATTCTAATTCCTGTGTAAATTTTCCTCCAGCAAATCTCGACTGTACTTTAATAACTTTATAAAGACCGCTAAACGGTTCTACAGGAATAGTATCTTCTGGAAAATCCATTAGGCCCGTTTCTTCATTATAATCAATAGGTGTTCTAAAATTAAGTATAATATCAACTTCACTACGTTGATAATCCATTTGTCCATCTTGTGTAACATTAAGTGTACCTGGACGACTGTTATAATTTCCCATTCCACTATCTGCTAGATAATAAGGGTCACCCATAATATTAAATGTAATTGTTACAAGATCTACTTTACTGTTTATAATACTATCATGGAAAGTTCTTGCAACTCTAGTAGCAACTGATTCAGCACCACCGCCACCTATATTACCAGTACTGTGATTACCTATTCTACCAGACTTCCCTCCGTTCTGCCCAGACGGTCCGCCTTGACTAGGAGTTGCTTGTGATTCGCCAGTTGCACTTGTTCCTGCTTTTGTTGCAGTTATACTAGTTGATGATAACGCATCGCCATCTGCACTAAGCGCACTAAAAAATTGGTTGTTTAAATTAATCTCAAAATCTAGTATATCATTATTAGCACCAGTATAGATATAATCGTATTGTTTATTAGCAAGTTTTACCAATCTATCAAACCCTGGAGCAGTTTGTGTAGGACTAGATATTGTTGCCATATGTACCTTATAAGGTACAACCTTATAAACATATACTTTAGGATTAGTACCAGTGCGTCTTTGTTCTTCAGAATCTGCTATAGGGTAAACTTCTGTTTCAATCTTAAACCAATCTACCATTCCATTTCTGTCATACTTTGGATCAGCAAACTTTTTACCGTAATCGCTTACAATAATTAGTTCTTCAATTATGTCTTGTATTTTAGAACCTTTAGGAAATGTATAAGTTCTTAAATCATGACTTACACTCATTTTATCATTTTCAAACAATTGTGTTTCATCGTTATAAGTTAAACCTGCTTTGTTTAATGGATGATTTCCTGGTACGTCAATACTGTCTGCAAGAGTTGCTTGTCCGATAGCATTTATACTAGCTGCAACAGATTCTTTAAGTTTTCCAGATATATTAGACTTTTTTGCAATATACTGCTGCGAACTTTGTGTAACTACATTCCTGCTGTTTGCATTTAAAGCCCCTATGCCTAAATCACCTATGTTGAATTTAGGAATAGTAGGAGCATTTCCGTTTTGTGTCAAATCATATATTGCACTTTGTATACCATTACCATCTCTAGACGAAGCTCCTGCTCCGCCGCTAGTAGAAGAAACATCATCAGGAAATATAATAACAAATTCGCTTGGTCTAGATCCTTGCCCTACCTCAATTTGTTCTATAAACATATCATTAATTACTTTAGATAAACTTTGTTCACCCGATTCTAATATTTCATCTAATGTTTTTCCGGTCAATTCAACATCATTAGTCATAGTTTGTATCGAATTAACAAGACTTATTTCATTGTAAGGTACTGCTTGTACATCATACACAGTACCGCCACCTGTAACATTCATATCCATATTAACAAGTTTGAGCGGAAAGAATCGTTTGCCTGCACTGCCGATAAAATTGCCATCATCATCTTGCCCTAAAAATTCTAAAGTTAAAAGTAATGGTGTTTCTAAATAATTTCTATATTCCTCAGCAGCAGCAATCTGCAACGTTTGCAAAAATAATCCCATACTATACGGTTCCATTATTTTAAATGCAATATTAGTTGCATTAGTTGCCCGTTGAGCACCAGTAGGAGCAATAATTGCTTCAATATCTATATCATCAATATAGTATTCTATACGACCGGCACCTTCGTAAGCGGTGATAGCCTTTGTTGCAGCTAATCCGCCTCCACTTTGTAATATTGTTTTAACTGTTTGTCCTGCTCTATAAGTTTTTTCAGGAAATGCCATTTGTGTACTAGACAGTACAGCTAAAGTAAATTTAAACGTACCATTAGCAAATTGTTCTAATTCATTAGGTGATTTTCTATTACTAGGTTTATTTGCAGAACTAATTAAAGGTAGACCGTACTCTCCATCATTAAATTCTCTTGCTGCTTGATTAAGATCATCTACCTTGCCTGCAACATACGCTTTGATAATATCTTCATTTAATGGCATGTTATAATCCTAAAACATCACGTAACGCTGGTCCATTTAGTAAGTAAATTTTTGTACCTGCTGTAAAGTCAAACACAGGGTCTATTAATATATCCATATTGCGTTGCGCAAACACCCACCACAATTTATGATTTCCGTATATATGTTTTGCTGCTAAATCTGGACGTTGATGAAACACAGCTTCTATTGTATATAACACATCATTAGCTGTTTTTGGTACAGACCTGATTTCAAGGAAATCTAGATAATTTTCGGTATAACCAGTTAATGCATACGGACTAGCCTTATCATACGCCATTAAATAAATCCTCCACCACTTTTAAGGTAGCCGCCGTTAACAAACTTGTCAAGACTAAATGTCTCTACTTTACGTCTACTGTACTGTGGCATTAGCGTAAGTGCAATTTGACACTTTGTAGGTACAAAAGTTTTACCTCCACCTCCAAATGATGTTTCTATATAGTCAACATCAGCTGGCAAGTCAACCATAAAAGTTGATAATACCACAGGAACATCGTTGAATACAAATTGTCCATAACCATTTAGTTTTAGGAGTGGGGGAGGATTACCTTGATTTGATGTTTCACCGTATGCCATTTTTGTTGCACTTCTTAAAAAGTGCATAACTGCAACCCAATACTCTGCATCTGCTTCTGTTTGTTGTACAAAATCACCAGTAATAGTCATTTGGTCAACTTGACTGTTTTGATATGCATAAAAAGGATAATTACTATGTACAGGATGCATTGCATCATAGTTTGCAGTATGGTTAACAATCACTGTAGGAGTATAAGGAAATACAACACCGCCAGTAACTTCTAATGGAGAAAGTATTCCGGAATAGGAACCTTTTCTATACCCGAGTTTTACACGCCAATCAGCATCATATCCAGACCAAACTGCGGTACTTGCAGTACGTTCTGGTTCAACACCGTCTTTAGGTGCAGATGATTGAGGTCTAAATTTGTTAAGTTCGGTTTGAGCTGCTTGATATTCTTCTTTAGTTGCAGGTCGTCCGTTGACTTCATATTGCGGGTTAGCCATTAATATCTCCTATACAGTATTTAGTTGACAAAATTAAGTATGTATATTATAATATAACTAATATAACTGACAAGGATCATTATGAGAAGACAAAATTACCTTAACAATAAAGACATGCTAAAAGAAATACACAAATCTAAAGCAAGTTTTTGTAGCTACGTAGATAGCGAATATGCACAGTATGATATTATACTACCTAGCATAGAAAAAATAAATGTAAGAACTATTGCAGAAGCAAAACGTAATAAAGCAAAACGTTTAGGAACAGCTGATTATGAATCACGCAAATTAGCAGGCGAAAAAATTAAACAAGCTGAATGCGAAATTGATTATAGAAAAATTACAAAAGAAGAACTAATTTTTAGAATTATGACTTTTGATCATATTCCAGACGAGCCAGGACGAAAAAAGACGCCAAAGACAGTTGCTGACACAAAAACAAAACTTAACTTCCCCCCATTTCAACATTACAAATTTGATGAAAATAATATTTTAGTTTGTGTAGGCAAAAGTCATTGGCAAGGTGGTATGGAAAACGGATACTTCGATAAAACACACGGCAAAGCTACAAACGAGCTTGCTCGTATGTGGATGAAACTCTGTGACAGATACGGTACCAGAGGAAATGTTAGAGGATATACTTATAATGATGAAATGCGAGGACAAGCGATATTACAACTTGCTCAAATTGGTCTACAGTTTGATGAGTCAAAGTCCAACAATCCATTTGCCTATTACACAGCCGCCGTTACAAACTCATTTGTTAGAGTTATCAATATTGAAAAGCGAAATCAAAACATCCGAGATGATATCTTAGAACAGAACGGTTTAGATCCTAGTTATACTAGACAGCATTCAGGCGAATGGGAAGCTGCTGTAAAACGGGAACAAGGAATTAAATAAATCTCTTGACATTCAACTAAAACTCATATACAATAAGTTGAACATAAAAGGATTCTCATTTGTTTAAGAAAGCAGCAGTCTTTACAGACATTCACTTTGGTTTAAAAGGCAACAGTCGTATACATAATGACGATTGCGAAGCATTTATAGACTGGTATATAGAACAAGCAAAAGCAAACGGTTGCGAAACTGGTATCTTCTGCGGCGACTGGCATCACAATCGAAACAGTCTAAATCTTACAACCATGGATGCAACCATACGATGTATGCAAAAGCTAGGACAATCATTTGAAAAATTTTACTTTTTTGATGGTAACCATGACTTATACTATAAAGACAAGCGTGATGTTAACTCAACAGCATTTGCACAATTTATACCAGGTATAACATTTATCGATGAAATCTACGAAGAAGGCGATGTTGCATTAGTTCCGTGGTTAGTAGGTGACGAATGGAAAAAAGTTTCTAAACTAAAATCAAAGTATTTGTTTGGTCATTTTGAACTTCCTAGTTTTTACATGAACGCCATGGTACAAATGCCTGATCACGGTGAACTACGTGCAGAACACTTCGAACATCAAGAATATGTGTTTAGTGGACACTTCCATAAACGGCAACAACAAGGTAAAGTACATTATTTAGGTAATGCATTTCCTCACAATTATGCTGATGCATGGGATGATGCAAGAGGTATGATGATTCTCGATAAAGAAAACGATGCTGAACCTGTATATATAAACTGGTTAGATTGTCCTAAGTATAGAACTACAACACTTAGTCGATTACTTGATCCTAATCAAGATATTATAAAAAATAATATGTATTTGCGTGTTACTATTGATGTGCCTATTTCATATGAAGAAGCAAGTTTTATAAAAGAAACTTATATTAGCACTTACAAGTGTAGAGAAATTACACTCATACCGCAAAAACAAATTGAAGAAATATCTACTGAACTAGACATATCAACATTTGAAAGTGTTGACGAAATTGTAAGCAAAGAAATTTCAGCTATTGATAGTGATAGCTTTAATAAGAAACTTTTACTGGACATCTACAACGAACTATGATACGTATTAAAGACTTAACCGTAAAAAACTTTATGAGTGTTGGCAATCAAACTCAAGCAGTTGACTTTGATAAAGAACAGCTAACACTTGTTCTAGGCGAAAACTTAGATCAAGGAGGTGACGATAGCGGTAGCCGAAATGGTACAGGTAAGACAACTATTATTAATGCGCTATCGTATGCATTATACGGCACTGCTTTAACTAATATCAAACGCAATAACTTAATAAACAAAACAAATTCAAAAGGCATGCTTGTTACATTGCATTTTGAAAAGGACGGACAGGATTATAGGATCGAACGAGGCCGATCTCCTAACGTACTCAAGTTTTATATAAACGATCAAGAACAGGAAATGGTTGACGAGTCACAAGGTGACAGCCGTAAGACACAAGAATCGATTAATACTTTGCTGAATATGAGTCATGACATGTTTAAACATGTTGTTGCACTTAACACCTATACTGAGCCATTCCTTAGTATGCGACAAAATGATCAACGTGCTATTATTGAACAACTGTTAGGTATTACTATATTATCAGAAAAGGCAGAAGTTTTAAAAGAACAAGTACGTACAACCAAAGAAGCAATTACAGAAGAAACATTAAAAATTGAAGCTGTGCAATCTGCAAATAGTAAAATTGAAACTACAATTCAAAGTTTGAAAACTACACAAAAAGCGTGGATTTCAAAACGTAACACAGATATTGAAAAATATAATACTGCAATCGACGAATTAGAACACTTAGACATTGATTCTGAACTTGATGCACATGAAAAACTAACAAACTGGAATGAAAACAACACACGAATTTTGGCTCTTAGAAAAGAATTAAGCACACTAGAGCCTGCACTACAACGTGCCGATAGGAGTGTAGAAAAGGCACAAAAAGACATCTTAGAAATAGAAGATGCAATGTGCTATACATGTGGTCAAGAACTACATGCAGATAAAAAAGCTGAGATTGCAGAGCGTAAATCTAAAGAATTAGAAGATGCATTAGCATATCAAA